ACTATGACTGGGGGCTATACGTCTACAAGAAGTCAAATGGCAGGTGGTTTACAGATGGTAATGGCTCAGTCCTTAACATAGAGTCTATGAAGGGTGACCTTTTAAAAATTTCTCAACTAAAAACAGCAGCAAAACATTTTGGGGATGATGGAGAAGGAACAGCAGTATTTGTTCCAGGACTTACAAGAATTACAGAAGAAGAATACAGTGTACAAAAAGATAGAATGAAGGAAGGTCTTATTCCTTCTATGAACGACTTAGGCGCTTGGAAGGCTGCTCAAGATACAGTAGACAAGTTTGGTAGAGGAGCATTAGATGAGTGATGATTATCAGAATATTCAGGCTAGCCTAAATACACAAGATGCAGATGAAAACATTTTTAAAGATAAAGATCCATTTTCAAAGTCTTGGGAAGATTTAAAGGAATTAAGTGGCATCGACGTAAACTTTAAACGTAGAACCACTAGAACAATAAATAAAGCACTAGAACCAACTAATGCGTATCTAGACTCAGCAAATGCTCAGCCATCTGGACAAGGTGCAGGATCAAAGCAGATCAATCCTGGAACGGTATACAGAAATGGTTACGGCCTGTTTGATGTAATTACACCACCATACAACATGTACGAACTATCTAATTTTTATGATACATCTTTTGCCAACCATGCTGCTATTGATGCAAAGGTAGAAAACGTAGTTGGTCTTGGATATAGGTTTGATCCAACAGATAGAACCATGCTCAACTTTGAGGGTAAAGAAGCAACTGCCATTGAGAAGGCACGTAAGCGTATTGAAAGAATGAAGATTGAACTACGTGATTGGCTAGAGTCGCTAAATGATGACGATTCTTTCCAAAAGACAATGGAAAAATTCTATACAGATGTTCAGGCAACAGGTAATGGATTCCTTGAAATCGGAAGAACAGTAACTGGGGAGATTGGATATGTTGGTCATATCCCAGCAACAACAATTCGTGTTCGTAGAATTCGTGATGGGTATGTTCAGATTATTGGTCAGAAGTTAGTTTACTTCCGTAACTTTGGTGCAAGCAATCCAAACCCAGTAACTTCAGATGCTCGTCCAAATGAGATTATTCACTACAAGGAATACTCACCACTAAATACATTTTATGGAATTCCAGATATTATTGCTGCTATGCCATCACTTATTGGTGACCAACTAGCCTCACAATATAATATTGATTACTTCCAGAACAAGGCTGTCCCACGTTATGTAATCGTTACAAAGGGAGCAAAACTTTCTGGTGATGCTGAAGATAAGATGTTTAGATTTTTACAGACTGGACTTAAGGGACAAAATCATAGAACCCTTTACATTCCACTTCCTGGAGATACAGACAATCAAAAGGTTGAGTTTAAGATGGAGCCAATTGAAAACGGTATCCAAGATGGCTCATTCAAGGAGTATCGTAAGCAAAACCGTGACGATATTTTAATAGCACACCAAGTTCCAATATCTAAATTAGGTGGCTCTGAGTCTGGCGGTACTGCAGCAGCAATTGCTCAAGATAGAACATTTAAAGAGCAGGTATCTCGTCCAGCACAGAAGCATCTTGAAAAGGTTGTCAACAAGATTATTAAAGAAAAGACAGATATTTTAGAGTTTAAGTTTAATGAACTTACATTAACTGACGAAATTGCTCAGTCTCAGATTCTTGAAAGACTTGTTAAGACTCAGATTATGATGCCAAACGAGGCTCGTGATGTCCTAGATTTGCCACAAAGATCAGACGGAGATGAACCATTTGTCATGTCACCAAGACAGGCAACTGATGCAAGGGCAAACACTGCTGGAAACCGTGCAAGGGATACGGAAAGAACCAACAATCAATCTGATGGGGTTGCTACGGTATCTGGTAGAAATCCGCAGGGCGAAGGAAGAGCATCTCAATAATTGAGAAAACGCTATAAAAGTTTGGTATAATAGAATCGTCATGAGTATAAATAAAGCACACTGGGTTACAGATGGAGACAACGTTCGTCTCTCAATGCCTATTGGTAAGGTAGACGTAGAGCGCAGAATGGTTTCTGGTTTTGCTACCTTGGATAATGTTGATAAGCAGGGTGACATCGTAACAACTGATGCAAGCCTTGTTGCATTTAAAAACTTCCGTGGAAATCTACGTGAGATGCATCAGCAATCTGCTGTTGGAAAAATTATATCATTTAAAGAGGATCGTTATTTTGATCCAAGCACAAAGAAGTTTTATAGCGGAGTTTATGTTTCTGCTTATGTTTCAAAGGGTGCACAAGATGCTTGGGAAAAAGTTATCGACGGTACATATTCTGGATTCTCTATTGGTGGAAACATCACAAAGACAGATGACCAGTATGATGAGAAGTTAGACAAGTCTATTCGTGTTATAAAGGAATATGACCTATTTGAACTTTCACTAGTTGACAACCCAGCAAACCAGTTTGCAAATATTGTATCTATCGAAAAGGTAGATGGAAAGAATGTTGTTGCGGGATCAGCAGCAGACATTGTTATTGAAAATGTTTTTTGGGATAAAGAAAATGATATTGTTCTAGCATCTGAGAATGAATCAGAGGTAAGTCCTGTAAGTGGACAGCAAATGCAAAATATAGGTTTCGTTGAAAAAAATGATAAAGATAATGCAGAACAAATCAAATTCTTAGTTGATAGTGCTAAAGGCATTAAGACAATTAAGATGCAAAAGGAGGCAAGTCCTATGACAGAAGAAACAAATACAGTTGCAGAAGCACCAGTTGCTGATGCACCAGTTTTAGAAAATGTTGAGGTTGCTCCAGAGGCACAGACAGAAGTAGAGGCTCCAAGTGAGGCACCAGCAGTTACTGCAGATGCACCAGTTGAAGCGCCTGCAGAAGAAAGTGCTGCTACTGCTGACGCAGTAGTCGCTGAAGAGAATACAGATGTCGTAAAATCTGAAGAGGCATTCGCTAATGCCGTTACAGACATCAAGAGTTCTCTAACAAATGCCTTTGGCGATCTAGCAGCAACAATTAAGTCAATCAATGACCAAGTTGCTGAGTTAACTAAATCCCTTTCAACAGTTACAACTAATGTTACAAATGTAGCAAAAGAAGTTGCTGAAGTTAAGGGTAATTTTAACGAGTTTGGAAAGAGAGTAGATGCCGTAGAGCAAGATACTGCTTTCCGCAAGTCTGGCGATCTTGGCGAGATCGTACAGGAGTTTTCAGAAATGAAGACTCAGAAATCCCTATGGGGCGGACGTTTCCTCAAAAATTCCGACCTATTTAATTAAAAAACACTCAGGAGGTGAAATATATGTCAGAACAAGAAATCGTAAAAAACTATCCAGGATCACCAACAGAAGCCCACGCCCATAACGGCGATGGATCTTTTGCATCAGGTGCTATTGGTGGTGCAACTGTAACAGGTCCAGATGGAAATCTTACACCAGCAGCAAGCCTTGGTAACATCGCAACTGCTAACTTTGGTGCAAATCCAGCAGGTCCTAACGCAGTAAATCCAACTGGTACACCAGGTGGTATTCTAGCACCAGAGCAGGCTCGTCGCTTCATCGACTATGTGTGGGATGCAACAGTTCTCGCCAAAGATGGTCGTAGAGTAACTATGCGAGCAAACACCATGGAACTTGAAAAAGTTAACGTTGGTGAGCGTGTAATCCGTGCTGCAGCCCAGGCTCAGCCAGATTTCACAAACGCAGGTGCTACATTCTCAAAGGTTGAACTTACTACCAAGAAGATTCGTCTAGATTGGGAAGTATCAACTGAAGCACTAGAAGACAATATTGAAGGCGGTGCACTTGAAGACCACCTAGTTCGTCTTATGACAAATGCTTTTGCTAACGATATCGAAGATCTCGCTATCAATGGTGATGGTTCAACAGGAGCATTCCTTTCAATCATGGAAGGCTTTGTTAATAAGGTGCAGACAGAAGGAGATGCTCACGAGGCTCTCGTTACTGTGTCAAACAACGCATGGACAACAACTGTAATGCAGGATATTATCCTTGCAATGCCACGTAAGTACCGTGCAATCAAGTCTAACTTGAAGTTCTACGCAGGAACAGATGCATTCCAGGGTATCGTAAAGAACAATGGTACATTGGCTGATGCAATTGCAGAAGCATTTGTTGACAAGGGTCCAGGAACTGAGCGTAACCGCCAGTCATACCTAGACGGAGCAGCACAGACATTCGGAAATGCACGTACAACACGTGTTCTCGGAATTGACGTACAAGAAGTTCCTTACTATCCAGATGGCTACGTCGACTTGACATTCCCATCAAACCGTGTTTGGGGTTTCCAGAGAGACATCACTGTAAACCGTGAATACAAGCCAAAGAAGGACACAATTGAATACACAGTATTCGTTCGCTTTGGTATCCAGTGGGAAGAGCAAGATGCAGTTGCTTATGCAGATGCAGCAGTAGATCCTACTTCATAATAGTTTGTAAAAACTAATCGATAGGGAGGGTAGCGTAAAAACTACCCTCCTTATTCATATAAGGAGAACAATGTCTTATCCAGGTAATCCAACAGAAGATCATAGTCATTATGGTAGTGGATGCATAGCAGCAGGCGGAACAACAGGAACTGTTATAAGTGGTCCTAACGGAATAATTACAGAAATAAATGCTATGGGTTGTATCCCTACTGCAAATTTTGGTGAAAACATAGTTATGTCTGGAACACCATCAGGAATAAGAAGACCACAGACTTTACGTAGATAATTCTGGTATAATTGCAATTGGAGGAACTATGTCAAATAATATTGTTAATAATTCTGTAGCACTTTACAGTAAATCAAACCTACATAAGTTTGGCGTTGGATCTTTAAGCAAGGGATACAATATCGTTAAAGAGGAGGAGTCAAATATCTGGCTAAGTAACAAGGGTGTGCGAATAGCACCACCAGAAGAACTAGCAGAATATTATGGCATTAAAAAATGAACATTCTTAGAAAACCACCATACCCACTAACGATATCCTATACAGTCCCAGGAGCAACTGATGACTACCTAATTGTCATCAAGGACAACTCAAGAAACATTATCTTGCATGAAGGAGAAGCAACTTCATCAGCAACCTCAATACTAACTTATACACTTCCAGACTTTTTCTCTCGTTATGACGATTCCTACTCTCTGACAATATACGAAGATTTGGCGGGAGAACAAGGAGACATAGTTGTAGAGGATAACTTAGATATAAATAGACCATATGTAGATCCATCAACTCTTGGAGTAACTGCTACAGAAATAGCAGAATACAGAAAGCATGAATATTTAGCAAGATCAATTATTGATTCTATTACTGGTGGGTTCTATTACACGGTTTCATTTATAGAGACTGTAGGACAGAATACAGACTACCTACCTATGTGGCTTAGACCATATAAAATTTTAAAGGTTTATGAAAACAATGAACTTGTTTGGGATGACACAGAAGATCCAAAGGCCTTGGGTGACTGGAACTACCTAATCACAAAAGACAAGAGTGCAATCGTAAAGGATCCAACACAAGATGTTGGTGCAATTAACTATCAAGAGTCAAACCCAGTTGGATTACAACTTGCAGCCTCTGACTCATACGAAA